TAAATGCTTTTAGCAAAGCCCCCCCCAATGTAAAGGCGTAGGTCGAATCAGTTCTTTTAATAACTAAGAATGAAATACCGTTAGTATCTTGACCCTCATAAACCATTTTCTGAGCTGATCCACCAGTTGCAAAACCAATGAAATCAAAAGTAACCGGTCCAGCTAGGAAATCAAATGTATCCGATTTAGTTATCTGTGTCGCCCCGTCAAATATTAAATGTCTGGAACTGTTTACTAATGCTGTTTGCGTTCCGTGTTCTATCGGTGTCTCTACCCCTGTTGTAAATGTGTAGTTCGTTGGGGTAGCGTGTAAATCGTTACCACCCGAATCTCTAAACTCATTTCCAGCGTTTACGCCTTCAGTAAATGTGTACTTGCTTCCGTTGTCTAATTCTAAATACTGTAACGTTCCGCTAGTGTCACAGATTATTGTATTACCTGACTTAGAAAATACCCCCGTTCCTATGGTGGTCGCTATGTCGATTCCTGTTAAATCCGTAAAGGTTAAAACACTACTAGCTATAACAGCATCTAATTGGTTGGCCGTGTTGATCGGTGCTGTGGTGTTGTCAGATAAAAAGAAATCAGCCCCCTGTGTTAATACGAGTCCTACTAAATCAGTCGCAGGATGTGGTGGGCTTAAAGGGTGAATAGTCCCAAAGCCATTAGTAGCTGTTCCGGCTGCTTGTCCGAATCCATTACTATTATTTACTGAGGCCTGGCCCCAACCATTCGCAGGTCTTGGATAATCTGGCATAACTATTCTTTTTTCGTTTTAGGCTGAGACTTCTCCCAATCCTTTAATTTGTCAATGTTTTTCAACTTGACCTTATATTTAACACGTTCCTTTTGCATCGCTTAAAAAATTCCAATTGTGATAGTTGCTATCTGATCCGGTTTTTTTATACTCTGGAAATAAGGTTTTATTGTCGTCTAAGAACTCGATCAACAGCTGACCGTAAGCTTCCGCCTTGTTCTCCGTGTTAGTCGCTAAGTCAATAGCTTGTGTATTACCTTGGGCTGTTCCATTGTCAGGGTCGTAGTTATTCAACCCCCCGTTGTTAACATCACTAAAAGAAAATCTAATGTAGTCAGCAGCCACCGAATAAACTAAATAGTCTTTAATCTGGTTCTGTACTAAAGCCAAATAATCACCCGTTAATGTGGAAGCGACTACATCAGTTTTCAATTTATCTAATAAGTCCTTGCCGATTAACGCTCGGAGCTTAATATCTTGTGCGTACTGTATGTTCTCAGTAAACTTATCTTCGTCTGTTACCCCTCCAATCTTGGTACGGCTAACAATGTCCTGTCTCGATATGAATTGCGCTCTAGCCATTATTTTGCATCCTCCGGTAAGTTAGTATTGTTAGGACTGAATCCTTTTCTAGGCATATCGTTAGGGTGTTTCGCTACCTTTGGGTTGTTCTTCTCTACTGTACCCAATCTTCTAGCCCTAGCCACGCTTATTTTATCCCCTAATTGAACCCTTGACTTGTCGCTTGTTTCTGTTTTCAAATGTATCTCTCTTATCCAAGCGTGCATACATCTTGGACCGCCTTTGTAGAGCCAAATATCGTATGTGTTTCTACCTTTCTCCCCGAACCCTGGATTAACAGGTTTGTTTCTCATGCTGATAATATCTTCCTTTCGGTATAGCTTATTGGCTGCACTCATAGCCGTACAAAAATCCCTCTTCCCTTTGCCGTCTCCTTTGTATCTGTAACGTACTGCGAACTCTTCTCTATCCTGTGAGGACTTAGTACGTGGTGAGGCTTTACCTGTGCTTACAAAATCAACTACTTTATTTAATGTGGTGCGACTATCAAAGTGACTTGCTAGTATCTCGTCTAGTTCGTCCTCAAAACCGTAGTCTACCTCTGTAGAATCGAATAACTCGTAACCTTCTAACTCTTCGCTACCTAAACTAATGAACTCCTGTAGCGCGTTCTTATCGCTTCCTAGCTTCTGCGCTCTTAGTTCTGTGATTTCTTCTGAGGCATCCCCAGTAAACAGTCCTTTCGCTACTGCTGGGTCAAACTGTAACATCTGAATTAAGAATGTTATTGCTTGGTCTTCTGTTAGTACACCATCTTTAACCGATTGCATAATCTCAAGTGAGCTTGCAATTTGCGCCCCGTTGTAACTGGCTTGCTTGTCTGCTTCTGAAGGTAAATTACCTACCTCTGTAACCTCACCGTCTGGATCAACCTCTACAAGTTCCTCGTTTAAGAATTTAAGGTCATCTCTTCCGGCTACTATACCAATTGCGTTGGCTATGAAGTCCTGATTTGGGATAATCTTCATTTCCATAAACACATCTTTCGCGCTCTCTAATTCATCAGCGTTAGAACTAAACCCACTTGCATCCCTAATACCTAATAGCAAAGGAGACGTTACCGAGTGGCCTACAATGATTTTATTCTGTGACTCTTTACTTACAAACTGATATTGGTCTGCTGCATTGTCTACAGTAATGTCTACTATCTCCGCTGCGTGTTCCTTATCGTCGTTAAAAGTCACCACTACTTTGTCACCTTTGACACCAGTACTTTTGTCCTTGATGTCCTTGGTCATAGCTCTACGGCTCTCTTCATCTGGAACTCCGTTATTGAAGTTAATCATCTTCAAAACAGAAAACGAATTGTCTACCGTATTCAAAAGATACTGAGCCACTTTCTCCTCAAGCTCCGCGTAGAACAAAGCCCCTTGATAGGATGGTAGGTTGTAGTAAAATGCTGTTGGTGTGTATGGTCTTAGGTAGTAAATAGAACGCGCTGCATTGGGGTTAACTTCCCAGTTAGGAATCTCTACATGCTCTAAATTATCGTTGCTCCAATCCGTATTAAAAAAGTAGTTGTTAATTACTCCCTCTTCGTCTACCTCTTGCGCTCGTATAAAGTTGACTGGTACGTGCATTTGTACCCCGTTCACTATTTGAATAGCTGCATTACCGAATAGATAGAAGTCTTTTACAATCTTACGTAAGTCATCCTCCGACATTATGCCTTGAACGTTTAACCCCTTACCAAATATCAATAACACAATAGCATTAATCACCGCGTTATTTGTGGTGGACTGTACGTACATTCTAAGCAAGTAATCAAACTGATCGTCGTTAACTCCGTACTTAACTATCCCATCTTGCGTGTCCTGCTCAATGTTCTGCATTAACAGGGTCGGATCGTCAGCCGTTAAGTGGACAACCTCCATGTAACTCTTCTTTGTTACGTCCTTACTATCTTTTTTTACGTCTGTCATGGTGCTACTATAATTTCATCCGATGATTGAGGAGCTTCTACAAAGTCCCCCTCGGTAATTTTGTAATTCTGTAGGTCGGTCTGGTCAGTACAGAACACTTTAAACTTGCATATCTCAAATGTTCCCTGCGATACGATAACAAAGTAATATCTACCCTCTGTCAAATCAAAGTCATTGCTAAATGTCATCAGCCCCTCGCTAAAGGTAGCAGATACCGATACCGGAACCTCTACATTGGTAGATTCATCCATAGTATTCACATCAATATTAGCCCCTACGTTAAAGAAACGTGCTGGCTGCTCTATTACTGTAACTATCGAACCTGATTTTATTATCTGCATCTACCCTAATAACGAATTAAAAAGTTTATTGCATAAAAAAAGCCCTACTATTAAAGTAGAGCTTCCTTTTTTGTGTTCTTTTACGCTGGACTTAACTCCGTTCCTGGCACTACTGTAACAACTCCTGCACCTGACAACCCACCAAATGGATCGCCTACTACCGAACCTTCTAAATAGTTCGCTGCAAGTCGCTCGCTGGCGTTTATCGTTAAAGTGTAACCATGAAGGTCTCCCATCGCTGTACCTCCGTCTGCTATTGAAGTCTCTAAACTAGCTCCAAACTCTACACCGACCATAACCGATTCACCTGTCTTATATTCAACAACAATATGCTGTCTACCGTAAGCCATTAGTTTCAATTGATCGTCTGTAACATGGTTCAAACGTTGTAAAATAGCTGTGATAATTTGGTCTACAAAAGTAGTTCCGTTATCTCCGCTGCTCGTTTGCGTTTGAATCAGGTTAGAAGCTGACTTAATATCGAACTTGTACGCTGTAACCGTTCCAATATCTGTTAAAACGTTTAACAAATATGTAGGTGTAATAGTTAGATACTCTATAATATACAAAGCACTAATGCCGCCTACCCCGTCCTTGCAGGGCAATAACCAGCCTTTATCGACCGCGCACGCCATCCTAGTTAGCTGCGTTTACGATTCCGTATGTCACGAACTCAGTTGCACTTCCATACTGTACAGAAGCGAAGTAGGTTGCTAGGAAACGAATGTTTCTACTTAAATCATGATCGAACATATCCAAAGTTGATACGCTGTTAAGGTCACTCATTAATGAAGTACCAAACCAAACTTGACTTGTGTATGATGCTAACATCACATCTGCACTCATTCCAGGACATCTTAATACTGGAACTCCCTCGAATAAAATAGAGTCTCTTCCATCATGCCAGGTCACTCCCTGATTATTTACTCCGGCTCCACCGATATTACCTGCTGCGAATCCACCTAAAGCTCTTACCAAAAGATAAAAGATATTAGAAGATACTCCGATGTGGTAATCTGCTTGGTCTCTCACTCTGTCTGGAGTAGCTGTTAGAACTTTACCGATTTCATCAATCACGTTTAAAGCTGTTACAGTTGTACCTGTTACTTCTTGAGCCGCTGGTAAAGCTGCATCTACTGTTAACAAAGTTTCCAATCCATCAATCTCACCACTGTTTCCAGTTGCTCCTGTATAAAGGTCACCCTCTAATTGAGCCATTCCCACACCTAACATTTGAGCGATCAACTGATCAACAAAAGTTTTAGGCTGTCCAAGTTTAGCCCCTGGGAGCATATTAGAAACTTCCCAATCATTAAGGAAATCGTTTTTACAAATTTGTTTGGAGATATCCAAAAGCTTCGGCGTAATTAAACGTTCGTCTTTTGTTACTGTTCCTACCGGGGTAAAGTCGCAAGATGAATCTTGAACCGTTGAACCGGATAAGGCTAAAGTTGGTACTACTGCTGTACCTTCAATATTAGACTTGACTGTAAACATTCCGTTTGTCAGGGAATGAAGGCCAAGTAACGCAGGACTGAAATAAGGTAATGCTAATTTCCCTGCGAATGTGCTATTTACTACTACTGTTGTTGCCATCTTTCTTTTTTTTAGTTAGTGTTGTTTGCGATTCCAGCCTGTACACGTTGTAAGTACGTCATACTAGATGTGATCTCGATAAGTTCTTTTGGTGCTTTCTTAGCGGGTGCGTTGTTTAAAGGTTTAGCCAATGATAGTTTAACTACCTCTGCTTTCAACTCTTCAATCGCTTTCAACTGCAAGTCCTCTTTAGTTTGGGCTGCAAGTTTCTGCTTATCCTCTTCCTCTTCGTCCTCATGCTTTCCGAGGTCTTCCGCTTCGGCTTCTGTTTCCTCTGCTTCTGGAGCAGGTCTAACTTCCGTTACGTTGCCGCCTTCAATGATGATCATTCGGCCATCGGCTAGCTCGTACTCGCCATCTTCTAGGACGGACTCAAGCTTAACGTCTTTCTTTTCTTCTGTGGATTTTTGCTCCTCTTTCTTCGTTTCACCAAACAAGAATGTGTTTAGGTCTTTCAGAATTTCAGAAGCTTTCTTCTCTTTTTTATCTTCCATTTGAATAAGTTTAATTAATACATTACTCTAATAGAACGATAAACTTTATACTATGCGAGTTTTGGCCTTAGCTGGTTAAGGGTTTCAACCGCTGTTAAATTGCTCTCTTTAGGCTTCAACATCATTTCTACGCTGAATCCTTTTACGTCTGAATCCTTTAGGCTTTCCCATTGTGCTTTATCCTCTACATGAACCGCGGCCATTAAAGTACCTACTGGATAATCAAACCCATAAACCGCGCTCTTGTCTTTCTTTGGATCAGCAACCAACCACATTTCACGCACTCCGATATTGATAAGCTTGTCTTCGTGCTGTAGGGTGATTTCGTTTTGGTGTTCTTGCTGCATGAAACGTCTGGATAGTTTAGTGATAGTCTCAGCTGAAACAAACATTTCAAACTCGTAGCCTGTATCATCACGTCTGTAAATGCGTTGGTCTGGAATAAGTAAAGCTCCGACTAGTACCTGCTCGTCTGCTACTTTGGCAAGCATCATCTTCTCCTGTTTGGCTAACATAATAAAGTGTTCACCGATTGCTGGGGTGTCTACGATGCTAATTGCTTTCAGTCCAAACTCTTCCTCTTCTCCTAATACATATTCTATAACGTCCATACTATAAGAACGAATTAATTATTTTGTTGTATTTTTGAGTGAACTAAAAATTTATAGATTATGAAATGGATTGAAGTAAATAAAGATGACAAGCCAAACAAATTAGAAACGATACTGATTAGACACTCAGTCTCGGACTTAACAATATCAATAGGTCATTATGATGATAAAGGATTTAATGATTGGGTTTCGGACGAATATGTTGATGTTACTCATTATGCATTAATAAACATATAACCATGGCAGATGATCACATATTTTTATATTGGAGTACTGACCAACTTTTAAAAGGAGGTAGGCATGTTTGGTCTATTACTTACAGATTAGTTGAAATTAGTTGTCCCTTTTCCGCATCTTCAAATAGGGATTACACCTTGACATTGATAGTTGTTGAGTTACCTGTTAACATACCGACAAAAGGAACTGAACCAGAGTTGTTAAAAGCATTCAACATTGAGGATTAAATAAAAAGTTGTACCTTAGTACTTTCATACAATTATTAGGTTTTGGCGAGGGATTGGTTACCCCTCGCTTTTTTTATAGGGTAGCGTTATTCTGTGCCGCTCTATCCAACTGTTGCCTTGTCGTAACTTCATGACTCACCACAAACGCTTTTACTGGTTGCTGATTGATTGCATTCGATATCGTATCCGCTAGTTGATTCTGACCAGTATCCGCTTGAGTTTGGAATGTCGGAGGCGCTACATTGCTACTCGCTGATATTGCAGGAGGTGCGCTCTGTGGACTTGCCGATGTTTTCGCCCCAGCCTTTACCGAAGTAATCTTTTTAATAGAAGCCGCTCCCGTTGCTATAATCGCAGCACTTGAAGCAACCGCCCCAGCTATTCCAAATGGCCCTAACGAAGCCCATCCAGATAACGCAGCCGTTAACCCTCGCGCAACATCTACAATAACATTACCTATTGCAGCCCCTTTGGCTAACTCAGTTCCTTCCGTTGCAAATTTAGATACTGCATCAAACACCTGTTCAACTCCTGCAACCTCATTGTCTTGTGCTATCTTAGCCGCGTCCGCGATTATCTTGTCTGCTGCTAATTTCTCAGCACTCGCTTTATCTCTTAATGCTTTAGCTTTGGCCGCTGCATCCTCGTTAATAGAATTGATCTCGTTAACCAACTCCTGTTCAACTAATGCTAATAGCCTAGCACGCTCTGTTGCATCCTCAATCTCTCGGTTAATCGTTTCTATTCTTAACTCCGATAACTGTTCGGCCTCTACTACTCTACGCTCAAATTCATTTGCCCCTATTAAGTTAAGCTCATTTAGTATTTCGGTTTGCTCTCTTAATAGGCCGTTCGTATTGGTTAATTGCTCCGCTCTAAACCCTGCTACCCTAGCCTCTACCTCTGCGAGTTCATTTTGAAGGGTGAATATTTCCTTTGTTCTTTCAAATGTTGGGCCTATAGCTGTCTGGAGTCTTTGGATATTTGAAATCCTAGCCTGTATTGTAGCCTGTTCTAGCTTATTCTGTTCACTTAGAATCTCTCCTAACCTTTCATTTGCTTTTATCCTGTCTTCAATAGACCGTGTAACGTCATCCCTAATCGCTCGTTGTTGTTCTGCTGCTAAATCGAACTCTTCTCTTAGCCGTTGTTGTTGTAACGCAAGTAATTCAGTGTTCTTTTTCTGTTGCTCAATAGCTGCAGCACTATTAATAGTCTCTTTAGTGTAATCAATAGTAGCATCAATTAGATTCTCAATACCCTCCGCGGCTTTATCGACTGAATTTTCAATCCCTGTCAATACATCTACATACGTTTTACCAGCTTCCTTAGCCGTTTCAGCTGCATCTGCAAAGTTACCGCTGAATACTTGACTGATTGCCTTGCCTAATAGCCCTAACGTTTTGATTAAAGCGTTGAATCTATTCTCTAGGTTCTCAATGATAGCCTTTTTAACCTTCTCAAGTGTGCCGGGGATATCACTAAACACCGCTACAATACTATCAATAGCAGGTTGGAAGTTATCCACTAGAAACTCAAACAAATCATTAAATACTTTACCTAACGCAGTCACAGATATGTTCACCACATCCATAACCTTCTGGTTGTTCTGGAACGCCTCCTGTAGAATGGTAAACGCAGCAGACAATAGCCCAACTATCCCAGCCGCCTTACCTAGATTAGATAAGGTTTTACCAAACCCCTTTAAACCTTTAGAGGCTTTCTTGGTACTCTTACCGATATCCTTAACCTGATCGTCGATTTTATTTAAACCCTTGACCGCTCCAGTCTCGTCTATCTCTAACTCAAATACTATCTTCTCGCTTGCCATTCTTTATAAT